AACCCCAACGCCCCCAACCCCCAACCCAACCAGGTGCCCCGGGTCGTTCACAGACCACGCAACCTGTTACAGCACCACGTGGACAGAAAGTGCTCAAGATGTCGGACTTCGAGCGAGCTACCGCTAACTTCCAAGCAGGTAAACTTTCATGGGATAAGTATCAACGTATCACAGACGAGTTTAATGCCGCGATGGTAGAGGGTAGAGTAAACACAAACCGATAACGTAGGAGTTATTAAATGCAAAACAAACCGGGTGGCGTTTTACCGTCAGCAAGTGGTTATCAAGTGTATAATGCACTAAACACCCCTATCTATGCAAAAGCGTTCTTAGCTCGCTTCTACGCTGACTCAATCGCAGGGTCTATTACCTCTCAGGATATTATCCCTGCTGAATTGAAACAGTGTGGCGACCAAGTTACTTTCCGCGTAGCACCAGTGGGTGAAATCTTCGATTACATTAACAACCAAGACTTAGAAGTTTCTACATTGAACACTGAGTTAAAAACCATGGTTGTTAAACGTGGTAAATACTGGAACTTAAAACTTTCATACGTTGATGAAAAACGTACTTGTAACATTAAAGAATATGTTAATGAGTTCATGGAAAACAGTACATTATTGTTACGCCAACACATCGACCGTGAAATCTTAACCGAAGTTCCGTTACTAGCTGACCCTTACAATAAAGGTATCAAAGCTGGTATCAAATCAGGTGCATACAACTTAGGTCAATTAGGTCAGCCTGTTGCCTTAAACAAAGAAACAATTTTAACTAAATTGTCTCACTTATCTACCGTTCTTGACGAGCAAAACGTTCCAGAGAAAGGTCGTTACGTTGTATTACCTACAATGGCGAAAACCTTGTTCTATACAAATCCGTTATTGAACAACGCTTGTGCAGCTGGCACTGGTAAAGCAATCCTTTTAAGCCAACAATTCTTAGATGTTGCTGGTTTCAAAGTGTACTTCACCAACAACATGCCTATGTACTTTGACCCGCAAGTGAACAAACAAACGTTCTTAATCTTAGCAGGTTTCAAAGATGCGGTTGGTTTCATCACTCAATTAACAAACCAAGAAGTAATCGACAAAGACCCACGTTCTTTCGATAAATACTGGCGCGGTTTGACCATTTATGACTTCGATGTATTAACACCTGAAAAATTAGCTGTGTTATACGCAACCATCGAAATCGAGTAAGGAGTTAGACAATGGCTAAGTACAATATCTATCTTGGTGGTAACAAACGCAACGTAGCATCTCAAGGCGATGCAATGTGGGATGCAGGTTTAGACCCAGCAGACCAACACGTTGAATATGCAGCTCACTTAAAAACTCGCCACAAAACAATGCAGTTCTACTATGACGATGGTCATGAGCACATGCGTATGTGGTATCGCCAAAAAGGTTTAGGCGTATTACCAGTAGGTGACGAGTTAGGTGTTATCTTATTAGCAGCTGGTTCTTTTGTTAATAACATCGTGTTACACAACAAAAAAGCATTAGCAGAAGGCAAAATCACCGTTATTTTAAACGGTATTGCAGGCGATGCTCCAGCAGACTTAGCAGCATTAGCTGACAAAGTTAAAGATGCTAAAGATAAATTAGCGAAAGCACAAGCTCAAGCTAATACAGACCCAACAAATGCGGGTTTAAAATCAGCTGTAACTGCAGCTAAAAAAGCTGTAGCGGATGCAGAAAAAGCATTAGCTGAAGCAAACACTCGCGAAGTTGAAACCTTCGATGTTGATTTAACAAAAGAAGGCTACACTGTATTACGCTCAACTGAGTTCTTACAATCTAATGGTGACATCACCATTAAGATTAAAGAGGGTTCATTATCAGGTGCATGTTTCACAGTATCAGCATCGGTAGAAAACCATAACGACCAACACGGTTGTTCATGCTACCAAGCTCCATGTGAGACTGTTTACCCGGACCCACAATGTGTACGCTTACCAGCATAAGCCAAGTACGAGGGCAGGGCTAGACCCTGCCTTTTTATTAACTACAAGAGAAAACAAAAATGCAATTAAATCGTAAACCCCTAGCCTTCGTTGATGAAAGCGGCTATGTAGTCCCAAATCCTACATTCACAACAGAATCAATCAAACACCTTAAAGGTCGTTTTGTTTACACACAAACAGATTTAAAATTTGCGATTGATGAAATGAATCGTAAACAGGAAGAACGCAGAATGTTAGCTGACCAACACTATGGTAGCGACTCTGTACAAATTCCAACAGACTTTGAAACCATCGAAGATGTAGAAGTAATCATGGATGGTCATCGTGAAACCGTGCCATCAATGACCGCAGCACCTAATCGTCGCAAGAAAACAGAAGGTAAATCAGCTAAACTGATGATGCCTAACGAAGCTCCACTACCTGAATCCCTAAACATGGAACAACGTGGAATGAACTTGACCGAAGAAGAACGTGCAGATATGCGTGGAATTGATGTACATGCAGCAGCAAAAGCTATGTTCGGAGCAGATAAGTAATGGCAATCACAGCAAGAACTCTAATTGAAGATGTATCAAGATACTTATCCGATTACGATGAAGATGAGTCCTATGTTCATTGGACAAAAGAGGACTTGCTGTCGTATTTCAAACGTGCAATTAGTATCGTTGCCATCACAAAGCGAGATAAGTTCACTCGCAAAACAGAAGTAAAATTAGTAGAGGGAGCATTACAAGATGTTCCCACTTCATGCGAATCCGATATTAAAGTATGGGGATTAGCAGATGAAAATGGCGTGGTAAAAACCATCGCTAGAAAATCAAAACTAACCTACTACCCAACACTTGGCAGACCAGTGTGTAAAGGTAAGGTTAAAGGCGATACAGAATACAAATTAAGAAGCTATGAATATAGCGAGGATAATCCTCGTCAAATCGTAGTAGACCCGCCAGTACCGGCTGGCACTAACGCTACCCTTGTGATTTCATGCTACATGCCGCCTGATGTTACCAGTGAGGACAGCTCAATCGACTTAGGTGCAGACGCAGAAGCCGCAGTGTTTGAGTTCATGTTGTATTATGCATGGGGTGTAGACATCGAAGATAACGCCAACAGAGAACGTAGTGACAGCCATTGGAACAAAGCGATTCAGTTACTGCAGTTATCTAGTGGAGCAGAAGCATTAGCACGGCAGGTTAGATAATGAAAACAATCGAAGATTTTGAACCGTTCGTACTCGCCTACGCACCGTTCATTCCACAAGAGATTCTTCAACACGCAATCAGAGAGACTATCGTAGAGTTTATGCGAGAGTCTCGTTGTGCTTCTGACACATTAGATGTAGAAACACAAGAGAAAGTTGGCGATTACATGTTAGAAGTTCCTGACTGCCGTAGAATTGTGAAAGTCACATCAGTGACGGAAAGTCCTCTACGATGCAGCGGTAGAGAAAACTGGAATCCACTTGTACAAGGTGAAGAAGCAGATTACACCATAGAACTGCGTCGTGGTGAACACCCTATTATCGTTCTCAATAATCCACGCAATAAACCGACTAAACTGCGTGTAGATTATGTATGGGCAATCGGTCGTGATGACTGTGATGTACCTGATTTTATTTATGATGACTACATGCAGGCTATTTTATACGGTACATTAGTACGCTTGGCAATGTTACCTGAACAGGACGCATTATTGAGACAAGTAACGTTATTCCAAACAAACTGGTTTAATGCGTTACAACAAGCTAAAATAGATAAGACAGGTGGCAAAGCCCGTAGAATTATCGGAGCTAGCTTTCTTGGAAGAAGCGGTAGAGGACGATTATGGCTATAGTATTTGGCAACGCTCCGGAATCGACATGTTGTAGAAATCAATGTCTACCAATCGCACCGGAGTATGAAGAAGTATGTTGCGACCCTTGTGACCCTTGCGAGGAGAAGAAGTGTCCGCCAACAACTTGTGCATCTAACACAATTAAAATTCAAGCTGGTGAAATTGAACGTTGCTTTTCACTCCGTCAAATGGGGTGTAATGGTCGTCCAATTCCAGCAATTAGAACTTGTTTAAGAATGGATATTCGCAGAAAAGGTTTCTGTAAAGTTCTACTTAAAATTACTCCATACAGAGTAGACCAAGAAAATGGCATTTGCTTCGCTTGGGGTGACGGGTTCAAATCACTGCCGAAAGGCTATTATGAAGGCGACATCTATGTAAATGGTGAATGTTGCACACATGTGCTCTTATACATTCCGGGATGTCAAACCATCGTGGCGGACAGCACTCCGGTAATCGAAGAAGGCTGTGGTGGTATTGAATATAGCACTGGTTGCTGTGCAGTACCTCAGTACGATGAAGAAATTGAACAACCAACAGGAACATGCGATACGGGGTGTAGCGAATGTTAAACACTAAAGTATGGGGAAGATGTACAAAGGTAGCGAAAGCAATCACATCTACCGACACACAAATTACATTGCCAGTTGGTGACGGTAGCAAATTCCGCATCAACGACCAAGAGCATTTCTATTTAACACTGCGTAATGGCGGTGTTATGGAAGTTGTTAAGGTTGTAGCACGTGCTGGAGATGTATTAACTGTTGAACGTGCACAAGATAACACAACCGCACAATCGTTCGGTAAAGACAGCTGTGCATGTGTAGAGTGGAATCCACAGCAATTATGCGAGTTTGTTAAGAGTTGTGCAGGTGGTTGTACAAACATCACACCACAAACATTCGTTGTAACATGCGGCACTTCAGTCACTGTAAATGAATGTGGCAATATCACAGCAATCAACGGGAGCGAAACATGTTAGAGTTTATTGATGGTTTCAAGACTAAAGTAGTTGGTCATGTACAAACCACATCCGACACAATCAATCTCCCATTTGCAGCAGCTAAAAAATTGAATGACATGGTAGAAGGCAATCACATCTACCTAACAATCAAATATCTTGACCGTTATGAAGTCGTCAAATATACCAAAGAAGGCGAAATCAAGAATGGTAAGATTGCTGTAGAACGAGATATTTTAGGAAAAGGTCGTAAGAACTTCCCATGCGGAAGCTGTGTTGTTGCAGATTGGAACTCCGTACAATTACGTGAGTTTATCTGTGCTAACAAGTGCTAAGGGGGATAAATGGCAAATTGTGAACTTGGATTAGTTCCACTAACATGCGACCGAACAGGGACTGGCTTCACAGCCCGTCCTTTAGACATTGAGAGCAACAGATTACATCTTGTAAAAGGTCACGCTAAACACTTCCCACCAATCATCAATGGTCAGTATTTCTACGTAAGAATTAAAGGCTGTGATGGTTGCTGTGAAGTTGCAAAAGTAGTTGGTATCGATGAAGATGTATTTGAGTTAGACCGTACAATGAGTGCTAAGTGCACTTGTATCAAATCTAACACCATGGTTACTTATGAGTGGGATACCATGCAAGTAATCAAGGATATTGCAAACTCAATCGGCATCAATGTTGAATCACCATTAAAATATGACGCTTGCACACGCACACTTTCCGTAGATTGCAAAGAGTTATTCGCGAAAGATTGCGGTGGATGTGGATGTGGTGAAGGCGTACCAAATGGCGGTAACGCAGTAGCACCAGCTGGCGGATTACGTGGCGAACAAGGTGAAAAAGGCGAAGCCGGAGTCGGTTTAGCATCATTTACAATTACCGCAAGCGGTCAGCTGATGTATACACTAACTGACGGAACAACCCGCAGTGCTGGAGTATTACCAGTAGCGAAAGGTGCACGAGGTGAACAAGGTCCTAGAGGCGAACCCGGTGTTCAAGGTGATAAAGGTGATGACGGGAAATACCCTACCACTGTCAATATCGCAGATGGTAAGATTCGTTTTGTAATGTCAGACAACAGTGTATTAGAGACAGACGCATCTACTCTAAAAGGCGAGAAGGGCGACAAAGGCGACGCAGGACCTAAAGGCGACAAAGGTGATGTTGGGTATTCATTCCAGTATGTAGAGACCGAAGATAAGGCTTATGTATTTGGCGTACCTAATATTGCGTTTACAATCCAGTCACCTGCAATGCCTAACGTTACACTAGGACCATACACCACAGCAGCGGACGGGTTTGTCGAAATCCCTAAACCGCCAACATCAGGCAAAGCGGTACTTAAATTAATGGTTAAAGATGCTATTGTTGGCATCGGGAGAACAGGCTAAATGAGAATTGCTCAATTTTTTGGGTTAGTTCCGAAAGTCGCAGATAAATCACTGCCTGAAGGCAAATCAGTAATCGCAAACAACTTGGACATCTACGGTAATCATTTACGACCAATCAAATTACCATCAGATACAGGGATGCGGTTACTGACCTCTTGCGGAGAATTATTTACAGGTGAGCCAGTATCTATTCACAGAGCTGGCTCTTTGTATATTGCGTGGGACAAACTTGTATTTACAGCACCTGACTGGACGAGAAAGTTAGGCGAGACTACGTTCTTATTCGTAGAAAATGGAAAACTTTATAGACAGTCTGCGGAGCGAATTTTAGCTAAACAATGCCCGATTCCCGTGGGTATCAAACGCCCTGAGAACGCAGAAGTTAGTTTGGAGAAGATTTCAAAAGCTGGCTGTCCTAAAACTAAGATTAAGCCATTGTGTATCGCAGATAATGACTGTGACAATGTACCACATCCGCCAGTTCCAACCGCATACTTATTCACATATATCAATGCATGTGGGGAAGAATCGGCACAATCTAAACCATCCGAAGTTGTGGATATTGAATGGGGTGATGCGGCAAAGGTTACTGTTGTAGATACACCGCCCGCGAACGCAGTAGCTCGCAGATGGTACAGAGCGGTCAGCGACAATGAGAACAACGCACGTTGGTTGATGGTTGGCGAGACTCCGATTAATCAAACTGAGTTTTATGACAACAACTGCCCGTGTGATTTTTCATGCGAGTTATCGACAGATACTCATGATGCTCCACCGGAGTGTTTAGAAGGTGTAGCTGCAGTCGGAGATAACCTAACGATTGTTTGGAGCAACAAACATTTTTGGGTTTCAGAGCATAACTTCCCACACGCCTATAATCTAAATAACGAGTATAGACTACGTTTCAGAATTAGAGGAATGTATGAGGTCACGCCACGTATCGAAGGAGATGTGCACTACACACTTATCGCAATTACAGAAGGTATGCATTATTCAGTTGCTACAGATGACCCTAATCAGGTGGAAATTGCAGAGATTGAGCAACGCTATAAATGCATAAACTTCAACAACGTTTGTCAAGTAGATAGCGAAGTAATTTACTCGTCAGAACAAGGCTTAGTAACCATTTCACCACAGGGCGAACAGCTAATCACAGGCGAGATTGTCACTGAAAACGAGTGGTCAGCCTACGAGCCTCGCACAGTGCGACTCACATACCACGATGATAGGATTTTCGGATTCACAAAAGACGGCGGATTTATCCTACAGATTGGTTCAGACAAGCGTAGAGACAGCGATTTCACAACCCACAATGTTGTGGTTCAACGAGGATACACCGATGGAATTAGTCCATTTGTCGTTGTAAACAAAGGACACATCTATGTGTGGGGAGCTGGAGAAAACGCAATCTACGATTGGAAGTCTCAAACACAGATGATGGCTGGATTATGGCGACCTGTAGCATGCAAAGTTGTGTCACCTGACTTTGACAACATTATGCCGCGTGGGCACAGAGAAGCTAAGATTAAGTATGAAGAATGGCGTAGACAGAACCCATACGCAGATGACAAAGCGTTTTTCTGCAAACACCCTGAGTTCCAACAGCATTATTCACACTTGATTGGAAATCGCCCATCGGTTACTGTTATTATTTATGCAGACGGTAGAGAGTATTTCCGGAAGAAAGTTTATTCAAATAAACCATTCCTACTCCCTAGACGATACAAAGCAATTGATTGGGCAGTACGTGTTATTGGGTCAATCAGAGTAGATGAGATTCACTTGGAAAGCTCAAGAGAGAGCTTACTAGGAGGTAAATAATGCCAACACCAACGATTTCCTCACAACAGGGGAATAAAGCTGATGTAGATACCAGTAACAATAACAAGAACCAAAATCAAGGTACATGTGCTTCATCATGTGGTGTAAACCAAGCGTACGTTGAAAAAGGTGAAGCTACTGGTACTGGTTCTACACAGGTAAATGCTAATCACATTATTCAATACCCTCGCCAGCCAAAAATGGATGATGGTAAGTGGATTTCAATCGGTTCTTTGCTAGGTGCATTATTGGGTAAGTTTGCAGATAACGGAACGCTCAACAAAGCAAAAGATGCTGAGAATAAGTGGAAAGCTATTAATGAACAGCTAGCCGACAAAGGCAAAGAGATTTGGGGCAAAATGCCAAATGAAGCCGCTGAAGCAGATAAAGCAGACAGCGATTTGGAGAATCAATATGGCTGGAATCTCGCACGACGAGACGACGAGTTACGTAGAGCACAGCAGCTCGATGGCTGTAACGACCAACTTCATGAAAAGATTTGTTCATTCGCTCTCTGCGGCTATACACCTGATTATGACGGGATTACCGCTAGAATAAAAGCAGATGTAGCAGCACAGACCAAAAAGCAACGTGAGCAACTCTGCAAGAACTTGAACCGATACTCAGCAAGACAATGTTGTGGAATTGAAACCGCTCTCGCAACTGCGGCAATTTCTACAACAGTTGGAGCATTGTATAAAGCCCGTGAAGATGAACGTGCCCGTGCATGGCAGATTAATGAAGGGTTGTTATTCAAAGCTGGTGAGCTTATGGAGAACCATCGTAATGGTCGCTTCGGTTCAGCTGCTACAATGGATAAAACTGGTATTAATATCCAGCAAGCTCGTTACGCAAGTCATAATGATAATTACCACAAACTAGCAGCGTTAGGTGCAGATTTCTTAACATCAGCTGGTAAAAACTACGCATGGCTGGCAGACAGCTACCGTAAAACAGCAGATAAGATGTCGGGAGATTTAGCTAACTTAGGTGCATTGATTGCAGTGGTATTATCGTTGTGGTTAAAAGAAGATGCTGGCGAGAATAAATGCGGAAGCTAGTAAAATATGACGGATAAATGCAACCCATATAACACTTGCAGAAACTTAAAAGAAACTGCACAGAACGAGACAAAATCTGTGCAGTTTGATAATATAGTTCAACCTAAGTGTTGTGAAGATGAGAAAAAGAAAAAATGAACTCTTTAGAAACTTTAATGGGATTAAATCGACAAGGTATCCCGACCGACATGGCATATGCAGATGACCCTATGTTGCAGTTAGCAATGCAGGGTAATGACGCAGCTATGATGGAAGGTATGGGCGTACCACCTCTTGAAAACCCATACGAACTAGTTGGAATGGAGCAGCCGCAAGGTGGCGATATTGGCAATCAGCTAACACAGCAGATGCTAGGCGGACCAGCACCTCGGTTGTCACAACCTGAGATTAACGCACTAGCACAATCGCTAGGTATCGCAACTCAGAACAATGACCCGATGACCGACCCGATGTATTCACCACAATATAACATTATGTCTATTCTTGGAGGTAGATAATGCCATCTTATGCAATGACCGGAAATGGTATTTTCGGAGGCTCTAACAACTTTTTAAGTATTCTAGGCGGTATCGGTAACGCTTGGGGCGACGGTATGACATCAGGCATGAATATGGGTAAAGCACTTATGGATTATCAGAAGTCAGTATATACAAACCCATCAGCCACACGTGCAGCAATCGCCCAAAACATTGCTAATCAAGGTACAGCAGAAGGCACACATTATAGAAACTCTATTATGAACCCTATGCTTTCTCAGCTGGCTGGCGGTGGAGAGTTAGCAGATTGGCAACGTGGATTGTTAAATCAAGGCTACTTAAATATTGGGCAAGGTGTGAACAGTAACGCATCAGTGCAGAATGTTCAAGGTACACCTGTGACAACACAGACTAACACCCAGCCAGCTACCACGGTTGCACAGCCTACAGCACCTACAGCACCAACTGTATACAGCTCAACAGCACCAACACCATATAACCCATATGGTAGCTTTACATTGAATACAAATTTAACTGGTTATCAGAACAACCGCACAGGTATTCCATATCACCCAACAGGAGCTTAATATGTCACTACAACAGCGTATGGAGCTAGACGCTCGTGTTGCTAAAGCGATTGCTGATATGAAAGCTGCTAATGGCGAGCCTATTTCACCGATTGAGGAAGATGCAATCATGCTATCTGTTGCTCAAAAAATCCGGGCTGATATGGAAGCAGAGGAAAAAGCAAGACAAGCGCAACAGGCTCAACAGGCTCAACAGGCTCAACAAGCGCAACAGGCTCAATCCGCATTTTTCAACGCAAATGCTGGCGGTATATTATCGGCATTAAGCGGGGCAGGATTAACACCGGAGTTTGTTGATTCAATGGGCGCTACACATATTGCAACACCTGAAGCAATCGAAGACGCACGAGCTAAACACATCAAAGCCATGAATGGTGAAGACCCGAATGGCGATGTGGAAGGAAGAATCGAAGCGGCTAAACCGTGGGTTGGTGAGTTTGACCCTACAACAGCCATCGGTGTAACAACCGCAGCGACCGCACAGCGATTAGCGCCTTTAATTGCTGGCTCTGCAACCACATCAACAAAAACTACTAAGACTTCACAAGGTAAACGTTCCAATACAATGAAAGCGTTATCAGGTGAAGGAACACAGAGTAAAACAACTACCATGCAACCAACCACAACACAACCTGCAGAGGTAGACCCAGCTTTACAAATTGGTTCTCGCGGTAGTTATATTCCGTCTACTGGATTTACAACACCTAACAATGCTGGCGGAGCGAAGATTACAATCTCTCCAGTAGAGTTTGGTGGCGACAATGGCGGGCTACAATATGGCGCGATGAACGCATTATACGCAGACCCTAAACGCGCACCATCTCTCGGCGAGTTGCTAGCATTTAGCTCAATCATGCAAGGTAAGAAAGACTTGGGTGGTCTTGACACCGTAACAGCAACAATGCAAAGTGCCGACAAGATGAACGCATATGCAGCACAGCAAAATGCCGCAGCTCGCATGCAACAACTTATGCAAGGCGGAGCATCTGCAGATGAAGCACGATACAGAGCGATGAGTGAAGAGCTGTTACGCAACGGTCAAGGTCGAGGTGCAGTAGCAATCACAATCCCTGAGTATGCAAAAGCCGCTGATGCACAAGCAGCTAGACTTATGGACACTGCATTAACTGCAGGTGGCGATTATCAGGCTAACAGTGCATTTGGATATACTCCATTAGGTATTGGCTCAGTAACTACTAACTCAGACGGTTCATATGATATGAACATTAGTGGACAAAATATTAGCGGTGTAGCACCTGAATACACACGAATGAGTGTATACGGAGCAATTAAAGGTGATGGAAGCGGTAGTAAGTTAGCTAATGACTATGACTTGAAATACAATGACAAGTTATACAGCACCACAGTTGATTCTATGAAAGCTGAAACTGAAGCAGCTAAGATTTTATACGACATCAACAAAGGTGTTTATGGCGACCCAAGAAGATTATCACCTAAGCAGAAAGTACAACTCGCCTACGAGATAGAACGTGCGAGAGCACTTGGGAGAGAAGCTGGCAAAGCACAAACAGGTACAAACACATCAGGTAATAAAACAGGTATAGACCCTAAATGGTTCTAGGAGAATAAAATGGCAACACTACAGGAACAACAAGCCTTTTACCGCCAACACTTACCACTGGCGGAACGAGCAGCACAGCAAATTGGTACACACCCATTCAACATCCTAGGTCAGATGGCTCTAGAATCAAATTGGGGTAAATCAATCGCAGGTGCTCACAACTACGGCAACATCATGGAGACCCGTAAAGGTGTTCAAGGTGTATGGGCGAACGACAACGGAAACCGCAGACAATTCAGAAACTTTGCGAATGACCAAGACTACTACAACCACTTCGTAGGTTTAATGGGTCGTAAGTACAAAGGCGTATTTGGTGCACAAACACCACAACAATATGCAGCAGCATTAAAAGCTGGCGGGTATGCGGAAGACCCTAACTACGTACGCTCAATCGGTAATATGTACAATGCCGTGAATAAAGTAGCAGGTACACTAGGTGCGCCATACCAATGGAATGGTCAGCCTACAACAGCATTGCCTGTTGGTAATGGCGGCGGAGATAATATCCGACCACGACCGCGCCCTGACGCCGGTCCGAGCTTAAATGCATTGCAAGGTATGCCAGCACAACAACCGATGCAAGACCCTCTGCAAATCCAAAGTCCGATGGATTCCACACCAATTGTGTACAACACAATGGATGCGTTAGGTGGGTATCGAATCCGTAGACCTGACGAGTGGCGAACACCATCCGCTCCGATTGTTCCAAACTTCGTTCACAACGGATTTTAAATGACATTTTAATCAACTACGATTACAATAAGGGCTATCTAATTAGGTAGCCCATTTTATTGGAGATTTTATGACACAATCAGTAAAC